GTAACATCGTCGTTTGATATTTGCGTTTTTCTCTTAGGCAACTGGAACAAGCCGGAAACCGTTTCTACATTAATACCGCAATCAGAAAGTAGAAAGTTGTCAATCTTGAATATCAATTTACTCATAGTTAAAAATATTAATGTGTGAATGCGTAGTTTGCGAAATTACTTCACATGAAGCACCCTCGCACAGATAAATATTTGCTTTTGAATAATCACCCAGTATAAGCCCAACTTTAGACCTATGACGAACAATTATATGAGCTGATTTGAATTCACTCAACGTATATTCGCAATCACAATCCCCGGCTAAAATAACATGCCAAATATCCTTTATTTTCAAATGTTTCTCATCGAAAAAAAAGTTATTCATATTGGCAATGTCTTTGACATTTAGGTAATGTTTCCTTACAAAATTAACCGGTGGAAAATGTTTTTTCCCAAGCTCTTTTTTATAAATGAACATCAATTCGACTAAATCGCCGAAACCTTTCACATTTTGAACCTCTGATATACTTTCGCTACAGTGGTTTCCCTTTTGCATAATTTTCAATAAATCATTAATCATGGTATAATTCCTTTCGCTCTAAGTCCAGTATCAGTATCGGAAAGAGTCTTTATTACCTCATCAATTTTTTCCGAAATCTTCATACCGTTATCATTTATACTATTTAAAACATCTAATTGTTGTTGATTCACTTTCAAAGTAGAACCCAATATACTTTCTTGTCTATCTTGCGACAATCTGATTCCTGTCATTTCCCCTTCAATAACCCCGGCTGTTTCCTGTGAAACGCCTTTTATTGCACCTGTTTTTGAATTTGCTGACGTTGTTGCACCATCAAATAGATAGGTCATTTGTGACAGAATATCAGCGTAGCTGGTACCTAAGTTTTTTACTCCATTTTGGAAATCTTCAAATGCTTGCTTCGCCTCAGGCGTATTTAAGTCATTTTCAGTCCAAGTATCGCCAACTTTTGTTGTTATCTTACTTTCTAATTTACTCAACATTGATTCCAATGGAGTTTCGAGTAATTTTGTTTGAAGCCATTGCTTTACAATATTCTGTACTACCTCATTGCTTTTCTCATCTATCACGTCGAAAGCATCAGCACCCGACGCTATAGCATCAAATATCGAATTTCCCAACGTACTCGCGAAATCCTTTCCTGTGGTAGTCATTATCTTGTCTGACATAGCCGTGTAAATAGCCTCTATGTCATCCGCTGTTTGCTGTGCTGCGGATTTTGCCGAATCAATTGCGCTCTGGTCTTTTTTCTTTCCGCTCCTACTTTCTTGAAGTTTTACCTCATCTTGTTCGAGAGCTAATTGTGCCTTTAGGTTCGCGAGTACTTTTGCCTGGTCTTGAAAATATTCTTGACCATAAGCGTCATCAACTGCCTTTTTAAGACCTGTATAAGCTAGTTGTAAAGCTTTCACAGCGTCTTCATCTGCTTTTATAGCCTTTTGTACTTTTCGATCTTTTGCGCCCCAAATAAGATCAATGCCATTACTAACCAAAGATATTGAGCCTTGAATAATGGAAATCGGGTTTCCTGTTGCAATTCCCTTTGCTAAATCAGCCGCGCCAGAAACCATTCCCTGAACATCTGCAAACACTTTTTTAGTTTGATCGTCCATTTTAATGCCCATGGTGTCTAACCCTTGATTAACCGAGCTCATTACAGAATTAACGGCATCTAATGCACCAGAAGCATCTTTGAAAATATCCTTAGTTTTAACTGGGTGACCTTTGATCAAATTATCTAAATCATCGAAAATGGGTTTAAATGGATTCTTTTGCCCGATTTCGTCTCCAATAGATTTTATTTTTTCGACATAGGCTTGGTACTGCTGTTCAGAAACAGTCATTTCTTTCTGTTTCACATTACCATTCAGGTCTTTCAGTTCGGGAATTTTATATGTTACCGTACCGTCAGAAGCTGTATTTTTTACAGCACCCGCAATTGAGTTCTTTGCTGCATTCTGCAATTTGCTTAATGCTCCAACTCCTAAGTCAGAAAGATTTTCGAATAATCTTTTATATAGAGATGTTTGTTTCAGCAAGCTATCACCAACAGCAGAAACGTCTTTATTATGCTGTTCTGAGCGTAGCTGTGCAACTCCTTTCAATCGGTCAACTTCTTTTTCATTATTATCTATCTCAGCGATAGCAATTTTCTTGTTTATCGTAGATAATTCGTCATCATATTTTTGATCTATTTCAGACAGTTGTACTTTGTAAGTTTTATATTTTTCAAGCAAAGCCGTCCACTCTTCCTCCGTTGCCTTACGTGTTGTTTCGTCAATGTTACCGGATGCTGTTTTCTTTTGCTCAGGGGTGAGTTTTCCACCATCAGTGGTGTCTTTCAATCCTGATTTCAAATCATTGAGTTTTTTGATATATTCCTCTGTTGATTTAGATTCAGTTTTTAGTTTTGACATTGTTTCTGTAAACTTATCCCATTCCGTACGAACTGCATAAATACCGTTTAATTCATCATTCAACTTTTGAAAGTTTGTAATCTGCTCGGTTGTTGCTTTTCCGCCACTAATAATGGTTCCAAGTTCTGTTTTTTTCTTTTCAAGCATATCCGTATAGCTTGAACCACCTTTTAATAAAGATGCATATTGTTTGTCGGCAAAGTCTTTTCCATACTCCAAAATAGTTTTGTAGTATTGTTGGTATTGCTCTTTTTGATAGTTTAATGCTCCATCAAAATCCTTTGGAGTTAGGCGCTTTATTTCCTGTTGTGCAAAATCTATCCGACTCGAAATGTCAGTACCATTTTTAGTATAATATTTACCGGTTAGTTGATCAGAAGAGGCAACAGTATTTTTCAATTTTTTCAAAATGGCATCCCAATATTCAAGCGTTCCATACGGAGCGTTTACGCCTGTAGTTTTTGCTTTTTGAGGCTTAGTATTCGTCAAACGGTTGTAGTATTCTTGTGCAGATTTTACCTTTCCGTCTAATTCCTTAAGTTTCGTGTCCTTTTCGGATTCATCGGAAACAGAAACAGGTTTTAAGCGTTCTGCTGTTAATGCATCCTTAGCCGCTTTAATTGCCTTTTTTGCATCCTCTACTTGTTTAGTATAAGATATAGTTTCCTCGGTGTTCTTTTTATTTCCAGTACTTACTTTTCCTGATACAGAACCAAAAATTTGATCATATTCTTTCACTTCGTTATTTAGTCCAGTTTGAGCCATTTTTATTTTCTCAATCGAGTCTAAAATAGGACTATTGTTTAATTGATATGACCCTGTATCGTCCATGTGTGTATGAGTTCCTGTATCAATACCATTTTTTTTTAGCAATGTTTTCCAGTCACCACCGCTTTCAACAGAACTCTTAACCGAATCAAAAAGAGCAGTGCCTTTGGCTTTCCCAAGACTATTAATAAGCTCATTTCTAATTGTTTTATATTGGCTTGTTATTTCCTCAGCAGTCTTGTCACCTGACTCTTTCATATACTTATCTTTCAGCCGAGCCTTTGCGGCTTCCTCAACGGCTTTAGTAAGTGATTTATATGCCTGAGCTATACCGCCGACAGTATTTAATTCTGAATTTAGCATAGAGTCATACTGCCCATATTTCGAAACGATAGCATCTTTTGCCGATTGATACTCCTTGGTTCCTGCTGTTGCATTTTTCAATCTATCAAACATGATAGAAAGATTGGCTGACTCTTCGTCAACGGCTTGATTCATTTCTTCACGTGCTTTTTCTACCTCCGTTTGTGCGGATGCAAAATGGTATACAACCGCAGTTAACGCAGCCAACGCAACAGCCGCAGCGATATACACATTGGCTTTTGATTCCATATTGAAAGCAGTCTGTGCTGCTGTAGCAACACCAAGAGATTTTGCAGTTTCCAAAAATGCCTGAGAATAGGCAACAACATTACTTATTTCAGAGGTAAGAGAAATTGCAATTATAGCCGCTTTATATGCTCCATATGCAGCAACTAAAGGCATAATTACACCCAAAACATCTTCATAGTGTTTTGTCAAGTTTATTGCCTCATCAATAGCACCGGATAATATACCATCATTGCTCTTTCCTATATTGTTAAGCATTTCGTCCCAAGCATCTTTCAAATTTGAAAGCTTACCAGTTAATGTTTGGGATTGAAGTTGCATAAGGTTGAAGAACATTCCGCCGGAGTTAGTCACTTTCTTGATTACCTTGTCAAACTCTTCAAAACTTACTCCTCCGCTTTCAACAACCTTTTTAACCTCCGTATCGGCTATTCCCATTTGTTGGGCCAATTCATGTATTATCGGGAATCCTGCCATTGTAAGCTCACGCAGTGTTCTACCGTCCATTGTACCAGCCGCTTTTATTTGACCGTAAACGTGTACTAGCTGACCAAGTGGAACAGAAATACCTGATGAAATATTACCAAGTCTTATTAATGTATCGTTTACATCTTGCTGAGCTACTTGGAAAGCAAGAAGCTGCTTTGCGCCGGCGGCTACATCGGTCAAAGTATATGGAGTGTGTGCGGCTAATGAAATCATTTGTTCCATTAACTCGTTACCTTTCTCCTTACTTCCGAGCATTGTATCGAATGCAATTCCAATTTGCTGGAATTCTCCGCGAACGTTTATAAGCTCAGTACCAAATTGCTTTATTCCCTCAACGCTAAAGTAGACAGCCATCATTTCACCTACTTTTTTCATAGCGTCGTCTATCTCGCTTCCTCCGCTCTTTATTCCTGATACATGCTGTTTGAAACGTGATTCTGACTGACCAAGTGCGTTTATAAACTGCCCGTTATCTAGCGTTTCTATTATGTCTAATTCTCCACTCATTGTGTTTATTTTTTAGCAAGATTCTCAATAGATAAAATTTGTTCGTCTGTTAGGTTATCGCAGTCAATCTCTATGTCTTCACCATCTTTATTTTCATCCTCAAACCAAGGAGCATCAACTATTCCTCGTAATATAATCACCCAAGGAACTCTGTAATAAAACATTATCCAATCACCGCCAAAATACTCTTTACATATATTCATCAGCCTCCCGATAGGGCTCTTTAGCCCTCTTTCTCTACCAGCGTTGGAAGTGCTTTTTTTATTTCTAACATCAGGCTGGTAGAGGACATAAAATTTTCGATATTGCAAAGCATTCTTATCGCTTGCGTTAATCGTAGTAACATTGATGGCACTACGTTGTAATAGATTGTATTTGCCAGTTCGTTTGTTTGTTTTTCTTCGTATTCTCGGTCAATCTCTTTCGGGTCGCTTATGCCTATTGCAATAATTGCAATAATACGAGCCATCTTTTCGGATGTCTTGTCAGCCAGAATAGCTCCGTCTGTATATGGTTTATTCAAGTCTAATTGCTCTTGAATATCAAATAATAGAAATTCCCGTCCTATGGCTGAAAGCGTGGCAAGTGTAGGTTGGTGTAGGTATATAGTTTTTTTCGCCTTACGCTTAAAAGAAATGCCTATGTACGGCACCTTTATGCGATGGATGTATTTTATATCGAACTTTAAACCACGTTCGAGCATAACTTCATGTTCTTTGAACTCTTGAACTAATTTATCTATCATGTTTTGTTGTATAAAAAAAGCCGCCGAACATATCCGACGGCTTTTGGTTGCACATAATTAGCTCACATTTTTATGCAGCTGGCTTTTTGGTTATTTTGAAATAACTTAAAGTCGTACCTGGGTCAACTGGTGAAATTTTGAAGTTGATAAGTGCTGAACCTGTATCGGTCAGTTTTCCTGTAAACCATCCAGTCAAAATACCGTTAGGAATAAGAATTTTCATGTTAGCATCTTTAGTTGCGAGAACGAAAGATTTGTTTGGAACATATATTTCCTTATTTGCCTCCCAGCCATCGGCTCCCATTGTTCCGCCATGAATGGTAGTTAATTCGGTGCCAACCTCAACATAGCAGGCTCCTGTAAAATTGATAGAATCACCCGGTGTTACATTGACATCAATTGGAACAATCTGACCAGCAACACCAAGATTTTCGACCTTTGGTTCTCCCTCTGCAATGGTTACACCATTTGAATCTATAGTACCTATTTTGGTTCCAGTCCAACCGGTACCACCGGGGTAATCTGTTGTCGCTACATCACCAACGGAAATGCTCGACAGGTTTTTTAATACTCTTGACATGATTGTAGTTTTTATAAATTAAAAAATTCAAAGTTTACTTTAATAGAAAAATAATGGTATTTTAAATCTAACTCACTAATAACTGTTTGGTTACCAATGGTCATATTGTAGTCAGGATTAATGTTTGATTCCAGCAATTCAATCACCTTATCACCTATAATGTCAATCCGACCCGTATTTGGGAATGTCTGATCACCTGCGTCAATATCAGGAATCCAAATGTTTACCGCAGCCGTGCCAAATTGTTTTGTCTGACCGACCAAAGAAACAGTCTTTATCACAATATCTTCGCTGCCTGAATTTGGGCGACCGAGCTTATAAACATCTCCGCTTATAAGAGCTTTTAAATCTGCATTTCCATTTAATAGGATATAAAGAATATCTACCTGTTCGCCTGATGTTTTCATTTTTTTAATTCTGATTTGATCTGTGATAATATTTCGGCTATTTTCAATTTCAACATATTACCCGCACCGGATAATACATCGTAACCTTTAGCCTCTACACACGCAGCATAATCCATCCCGGCAACAACAATTAGAATCCAACCTTTCGGGCTCAATTCGGTAACCATTTCAGCAACTTTATTTGCATACGCCTGACCTACTCCTTTCCCTGCAACCGAATTACCGGGAAACTTGCCTGAAACAACAATTCCATCTTTCAAAATAACATACCCAATACTATTTCTTAGATTTGTGGTTCTATCAGTATAAGTGTCAAGGCTTCTTGCGTATATTACTGCCTCCTCTCCCACTCTTGATAGAACATCAAAATTTGCCTTGTCGAGTCTCTCACGCATTGCTTTGTGATAGGCTTCAAGCGTATTTTTTTTGATTGCTAAACCCATAATCTAGTATTGAATTGCTCCTTACGAGAAATTATTACTTTGCCAGTAATCCTCAAAGTATCACCATCCATAACACGTATGGTTGTACCTCTTGAAAGAGGTTCTGTACCTTTAGGAGCAAAAACCACAAATGTTGCTACATACCCAATTCCGTCAGGCGTCTCAATTTTATAATTTCTACCGTGTTCATCTCTGCATTTACAAACTTCCTCCCAGTCAGAAGTACCCGGAATGAAATTCCCGTTTTTGTCTTTCAAAATATCTGATTTGGGTAAAATCTGTAAACTGTATGGATATTGTGATTTAAGCATATTACCAATAGTTAGAAGCGTCGCGAATTTTAGGAGCCAAACTAAATTCAATGTTATTTGACAGCCCTAGTCTATGAACCTCTGAGTTGTACCATTTGGTAACCGACTCCTTATCGTATTTAATCGAATATCCGCCCTCGACAATTTCAGGAGCTAGTAATAAGTCCCGAACTTGGTATAAGCAAGCTTTATCTACGAGAGCTATATTATTTTGATCTAATACGGAATCAGGGGCAGTAATTGGAATTATATACTTGATATTAAGTACTGCAATTTCAACGTCAGAAAGTTCAATGCCAAGCCTTATTAGCTTAGAATTTAAATAGTCAGATACCTTATATTCAGTTGCCATATTTTTCTAAAATGGTGGGGCTATCTCTAACCCCACCTATTATTAAAATTCGACGTTCATTATGTAAATCCTGTCGATAAGGTCAATTGCAGGGAACGCATTCAACTCAACATTGGTGAATTCTCCCCAAGGGTCGTTTTCTTGCCATTTTGAAATAAGTGCGTGATTGTATGAACCGTAATTCACATCAGAAACCGGGCGTAATTCTTCCATGCAGTATGCATTTTTGATCGTACCGATTTTACCCGCAGGAACAAAAGTGATATTAGCATCATTGAATGGACGAACCGATTTGATGATGCCGTCTTTTTCAATACCGACTACCTGATTAACGATTTCCATTTGAGGGAATAGATTAGCAGTAAGGTATTCGTTCACTTTGTCAAGTGTAGCAACCGAAGCACCTTTTTGTAATGCGTTGAAAGAAATCAACGAGGTGATAGTTTGGTTACAATGAGCCATGTTTAAGAAAGCTGATGGGCTGATAAGGATTTTTGCAAATTCGTGACCCAATAGACGGGCATCAGATACCAATTTGGTAATGTCGTCGATAGGGGTTGCATCTGCTTTGTCAGACCATTTGAAAGCTGCCTGTTTACGGTTATCACCTGGCATAAGCAAATCAAGGTCATCCTTTAAAATGATACCATCAGGGTTCCAATCAACGGTTAAGCTGATTTTACCAGTTGATACTGCTTGCAACGCCATAATATCAAGGCGTTTGTGTGCTGCTGAACCTGCCTTTTGGATGTCTCCAAATAGATAGTTCAAAAGTTGTTGCTTTTGAGCATCTTGATTACTGAAATTCAGCGCCTGAATATTCAAAAAATCACGATAGTCCTGTTCGGTCATCGAGAATTTTTCTTTAATTGCAGGAATTTCACCCTGATATTTTGCCAGCATAGCACGTGATCGCAATGGTGAACTAGATGAACGGTCAACGATAGACGCTGCCGCTTCAATACGTGCTGCACCAATAACCTGAACAAAGTTCAATTGGGTTTGAGTTGGCGACCAATCAAAATAATTTTGATACCAAGTTGGAGCAAACATCGCTAAACTTTCGTTTATTACGACCTGTAATTGGTCGGCGTAAACGCCGAAAATTGATTGAATTTTTGACATAATTGTTTTCTCCTATTAATAAGATTGTGAAAAACGAATACGCACTAAAAGTGCAATGATTGAAGCAGGAACCGGAACAATACGACGTGCGTAAACGGTACCCTTAGTTGCTACTGTCACAGAGGCAATACCATTTGCCCCAATAGTAATGTCTTGAAATGAAAGACCACCCGGTGCGGTTGCGCCGGCATCATCAACGTAGATAGCGTCACCAATAGCAACAGCTTTCCCGATTGTCGTCCCAACAGTAATAATGTCATAATCAGCATTCGTTTTATCGATTGCAATAATAGCCTGTGCGCCTTGACCTGTTACTTTTACTTGAGAACCAGATTTTAGTAAGTGTCCTTTCTTTACCTTGTATGCAGTTGCAGCATTTGAAGCTGCTTCCGTAACGACAGCGACTTTTGCTACTAAAGCAAAACGGGTCTGTTCGTCAAATGCAATTGGAGTTCCGGCAGGGATAGTATCACCCGATATAAATCCGGCATCATTGATTGTGAATCCGCCTTGTGCGACTTCCGTATCGGTTGATTGCCAAATTTGAATACCTGTATTTACAACTTGCTTAGTTATATTTAACATGATTGTGTGAATTGAAAAATGAATAAATTTATTTACCTGTTGCAGGATTTTTTTGTTCCGCCCATTTTTTGATGTCCGTAACCGCAACATCTTTTCCGCCAGTTCCTGCACCTGCGCCAAAAGGATTATGTTGCATTCCAAGCCCGGCGTTTGCCGCTTCTTGTACAAGTTGCCCGGCGTTCGTAATTACCTCGGTTTCAAATTCAGCATATTCTTCGTCCGATAAATTCATTTTATCTATCGTTTTAAGAATCTGATTTTTGAATACTTCCGGGGCTTTTGCATCCGTGAGTTTCTGCGCAAGTGTCTGCCGTCTTGTTTCAGTTGTTTTACCTGTCTCAAACGATGCAATTTTATCTTGCAACGGCTTTAAAGCGTCCGCGATAATTTTTGCAATGTCTTTATCTGCACCCGGGGCGGGTGGAGTATCAACAGGCGTGTCAACTGGTTTTCCGTCCTTGATTCCATGCTTTTTTTCATAATTGGATACGGCTGTATTAGTAGCCTCGCCAACCCTGCTGTCTGCATAACTATCAATGACTGTTTGAATAGTAACCCCCTCGACTGCGGTTGTTGCTTGTTCATCGGTGAGTGCGGTCTTCGCCAACTTGTCGGCTATCCTGCTTAAAACTGATTCCTGAACCCCGGTGAATTTGGTTTTCAGTAATTCTAAAATTTTGGTTTTCATGTTCCCTCTTTGATTAGTGAATTTGAATAAATCATGATTAGACGACAAATATAATCACAATTTTGCAATGTGTTTATAATGTAATCATATATTTTATGCAATCATTTAGTATTGAGATAGAAGCAAATACAGCAACTTAACTTAGATTAACAGATATTTAACCCAATAAATGAACTGTATTTAAAAGAACAAATGTACTTTTGCAAAGTGATTACAATGTAATCATATAAAGAACATAAACATTTAACAAGTAAGATTATGAGACTCCAATTAAATGATTCAGCAAAGACGGTTATTACATCTATTGAAACGACAATTGAACGCAAAGGAGACTTCGACGAAAAAAAAGCAGAGTATTTTTACTATATAACAATTAACTGCTTAGAGCTAAGATATTATGGAGCTAACATGCATAAATTAAGCCAAAAAGACTTTAATAAACTTTTATCCAAAGGAGCTAAAAAGGAATATAAACCTTATACTTTTAACGAACAAGAACAGGGTTGGATGGATGGAACTGCTGCTGATTGTGCTAATCCTAGACTCCACGGACATGTTTGTTATTCCATATTGGCAGGTGAAATGTCAGGGCAATTCGTTTGGGATTACAACTTACAAAAAATTGTTCCAAAAGACGAACTAACACCTGCACCTAAATTTTAAAATAAACCAGGCAGTTACTAAATTTTCTGCCATAATACACAATACACAATGAACTCAAATAGACGTAAAGCACTACAAATTATTATCGACAAAGTGGAAGAATTGAAAAGCGAACTTGAAACATTAATGGATGAGGAGCAAGAGTATTTCGACAACATGCCGGAAAGTTTTCAATATGGAGAAAAAGGCGAAAAATCAGAGACCGCTATAGGTGAGATGGAAAGTGCCGTTTCTTCGTTTGATGATATTGTTCTGAACATACAAACAGCAATGGAATAATCTAAAACAAATCAACATTTAACTAATAGTATTATGAAGGCAATAATTGTAAAAGACGACACATTTAAAACGATTGGTTTTGAAGTCACGGATGCAAATAACACATTATTTTCTTGGGGTATATCTCCAACTTTAAAGTCAAATTTTCAAAAGGAGCTTATTTTATCCGCTGGTAATATCTTAGTTATATTCGAATTGGTTCGTATTAGTTCACAAATACAGGAACGTAATAGATTTCATTCTTATTTTTTTGAAGTCTCTAAACTTCCTCACGCTGATTTTAGAAAATATGATCGAGATACAGATCAGCTAGTAGCGAAGATGGAAAATTTAATTCATAAATTATTATAACCAAACACATGCGCTATCGAGTTTACGGGCAATTTATATGGAAACCCTACAAGAATTTAAAGAACTTGCATATCGTGCATTTTATTGGACATCGTTCAGCCCAGACAAGAGAGGGCAACAATGTATCACAGAACATGAAGATAAATTGAACGAAGACCTTCAAAATATGCCTGAGAGTGAAAAACAACGGTATATTGAGAACTACAAAAAGCTGTTTTCTTCTTGGCTTCACTCTCATTCGAATTGTGCAAGCTCTGCTGTAACAGGAGGCTCCGGATTTAATGTCAATCGAGCTAAAAGAGCAAACGACAGAGAGCGCGCCAAATACAATGAGTTTTCAGAATGGCGAACAAAGGCGCTTAAGTCGATTGCCAAACGCATTGAAGACTCGAAGCCAGAAAGTGAAAAGCGAAACGAAAACTGGAAATATCTTGAAAAAGACATCCTGCATTCTGCGGCTGTCATTCATGGAATAAACACCGGAGTTGAGCGGGGATGCAGCAAGGCTCTATTTGTTAGTTCGATTTACAATAAAGTAGAAACCTACGCAAAACGTGGTGACACAGAAATTGTACAAATGGCTATTGACTGTATTCGAAATTTCAATCAAACAATGAGTGTGGTAATTACTGAAAGACACAAATTTTTCAAACTCCTAGAAATTGCCGAAAACAAAAAAGAACGTAAAGCAGAAAATTCGGAGCGTGAAAATTCAGAAGTGACGTTCCCCGGTGGTAAAGTTGTACAAAACTGGGCTGAGGATAGAATACAAATTTTATTCGATGAAAAGCCACAAATGGAGACAATAGATTTGCTTAAGAAAAATGCTTTTAAATGGGCACCATCTATTGGAGTTTGGCAGAGGAAGAACACGCAAAATGCACTCTATGCAGTTAAGAACATATTGATTTATCTTAGAAATAAGGAAGATGGAACACACTAAAGGAGATTGGTTTGTACAGGGTGATAAATACCCAACTATCCAAAGTAGACATAATGGAGATGGGATTAAGACATATCCAACTATCGCAACTGTGAATTCAACATTTATTGAATATGAAGAATATTGTGCAAACGCAAAACTTATAGCCGCTGCGCCTGAATTATTAGAAGCATTACAAGAAGTTATTTCTATTGAACTTTTACTGCTTTACCCAGAAAAACCATTTATGTCCGAATCAATGAAAGATGAATCGCAGGCTA